GATCAGAGATTCCTGACATCATGGCAATCTCACCATCAGAGTACATAGCAAAGTGGTATCCAGGGACCCTTATAGACTGCTTAAGGCAATCCACAGGGTCCTTGAATCCTCCAGCTAAGCACTCTTCTTTATCTGCGGTCCTCAGGTTAGGGGCGATTGCCTCTACATGAGCATCAGTTGCAGCTTCGAAGTAGTACATTAGTTAGCGTTCCTTCCTCGTGTTGTCCAATACCTGAGAGTTACATCAGCGAATTGGAAGTTGCTAGGTAAGTAAGTATCGTTGATAAACGAAACCTCTACAGAAGTGTTGATAGCGTTAATAGGCACAGAGAAAATTCCTGTATCCACTGGCATCTTACCAAAGGTGTTTGTAGATACCCCCTTAGATCTACCAGAGAACTCTTTGGTTCTTGCAGTTCTGTTGTTGATTGCCACCTCAACCTTGAAGTTTGTAGAGTTAAAGTAGTTAATGTCCATCTTTAGGAGATTGGTTCTACCAGCTGTAATGGCCCTAGAGCCTTGAGAATTCCCTGAGCGCATATAGGTGGTACCTAAAGTATACTTTGACTTGTAGGTTACCCCCAGTGCCAAGGTTCCTAAGGAAGTTCCTTTTACAGTAATATCACTACCTGAGATGTCCAAGACTTCTACAGACTGGCCATAGGAATCCTCACTTAAGGACACTGCAACTGTATCTGAGGAGGGCTGCATAGGCAAGGTGTACACTGTGTTACCTGAAGCCTCTACCGAGCTTACATCTACATTATTGGTATCTATACGGTTATCCAGATAAATGAGAAAGTCCTCATCACTTGTAACCAAGTCAGATGATAGGTCAACTTTAAGTAGTGCAGGGCTTCTAGGTGAGTTCACATAAGAGACGAAAAGAAATAGCTCATCGTTCTTAAAGAATCCATTGTTAACCTCAAGTCTCTCAGAGTTGTCTATGACACCTGGAGTAACTACTTCAAGTTTATCCTCAAAGGTAAATGTATGCCAGGCTGATTGAACCTTTTGTTCTCCGGACCAGATGTACTGGTAGATGAAGATTTTACCTTTAGCCCCTACGGCCACAAGCTTTGCATCGGGTGACGCTCTAAGCCACTTAGTGTTCCTAGGGATAAGGTTAGGCACATGTGAGGTAACAGTAGATGCATCGTTTCCCTTGATAGTTTCAGCAAAGTAATACTCTTTTACCTCTGAGGAGTTTGTAGACTCGGCAGTAAAGAACAAAGAACTACCTGACAGAACAGGTGATACTGAAGGGGACACATCAAACTCAGTAACCTTAGAGGCCTCAATAGTAGAGTTTGACAGAACACCTTGCGATCTTATCACATGTTGGTGCTTGTCTGAAGTTAAGAGTAACTCCTCTCTCCAGGGGACGGCATGCTTAATGTCACTGGCATCAGCTGTATTAACTGTAACCTCAACTGGATCTGCATCAAGAAGGGCAGCCACAGAGTTCGGGAAGTAATTAAAGAAGTTACCTGACTCACTCATGGATACAGTAGACCCTGTAAAGAACCCTAAACGGTTCCTAAAGAAGAAAAGACCTTCAATGTAATTATCAACAAAAGAAGGAAATGGGGCTGTATCATCATCACCTATCTCACGCTCTTCATAATTTATAAGGCCTACAGTAAATTCACCATTGGTTTCTTCGGTAATCTTAAAGGGCATAGTACTATCAAAGTACTTAAAGAATACTCCAGGCGCTATGGTCTCCCTCCAGACTACTCTAGGAAATCCTGTAGCATTAGGTTGGTACTCATCATCGTTAAAGGCTTCTACCCAGTAAGCATCAGCAGAGACATCATCAGCATTACCTGTGATCCTTACCTTAAACCCTAGAGGAGCTTTGCGGGGAAGGTCAGAGAATAGCTGGAGGTCTTCTTTAATAGGGTACATAGCTGTATCCCCAAAGCCATCAGCTGAGGTAATAGAGAAGTCCTTTGACAGGTTTTCAATAGCTAGGATATTATCTCTAACCTCAAACACCCAAGTACCTACAGAGCCTATGGCATCAGCCACAAGATCAGCCTGAAGTTCAGCTGCAATATTCGCTGTATCTACATCATAGGTGTCTAAGGATGAGCTTCCATCCGGAGTGGTATACCTACCTACAATAAAATCATCATCGTTTGTAAGAACTACCTTATAGGTTTTACCAAATTGACCTTCCTTTACGTAGATCAGAGCATTTTGAGTATTACCCCCAGTAACCAAAGAGAAGTCTTTAAGTACCTTGGTTTTTCTATTAAGTACAATAGAGGTATCTGCAATAGTGAGTATTCGAATGTCATCAAGGAAGGAAGCGGCTGTGCTCAAGTAATCTGTAATCAAAGTTTCTGCTGAGGGACTTGAGTAATTAACAACCCGATTAGTTCCATCGTCATCGTAAACCTCAATACCATTGAAGCCTACCTGAATGAAGTAGTTATTATCCACATTACGCTTAACATAATGAATAAAGGCATCAGCGTCATACGTTTGAAGTTCTTTTACAAAGAAACTTGAAGGCCTCTTCAAGAGACCTAGAGTAGGATCAGAGTAAAAGTTAATCTGATTACGAGCCTGGGTATCAAATCGGATACTATCAGGCTGCTGGCTAATCCCATTCACAAAGGAAGGAAGCTGTTTAGTAAATGTTGGCATTACTTATTACCCCTGAAGTAGTTACGGTTTCTTGGGTTAATACGGCTGACAACTCTAGAGGTCCTATAGCCACCAAGTATATGATTGTAATCTTTAGATCGAACATCATCATTCTTAAGCTCTGCCCATGCCGTATTTTCTTCAGCACCAATGTACCCATTAAGTACTTGGTCACCTAAGGTTCTCTGCTGGAAGACCCTTGAGGCCTTAAGTGCAGTGTACCTTCGAGCTGACTGAGGTAGTTCCTCAAACTCAAGGGCCAAGATCATGATAATCTCTAAGGGGTCCTTGAAGACATAGGTGTTCTCTTCTTTATTGTAGAGCCTATCACCTCTAATGACAACATTTTTTGAAGTATCCTTTGAGTCGGCCTCAAGGGCGTTTGCTGGTATATAAAGAAATCCGTTAACATCAGGGGATAACTTAAAGACTTCTCTGTTAAAGTTCCAGCCTACCTGTTGTACATCAAGTAAAGACTCATTAAGTACCTGCTCTGCAACTTCTGCATCAAGGTCCCCAGAGGCCAAGGATTCTACAGGACTTAGCTGAGAGTTTGCAAGTATAATGTTAATTGCTTGTAATTTTGTTAGCCTTGTTAAAGCCATGGTTTTCTCCTAGTAAATAAAAAGGGCCCCGTAGGACCCTTCAAGTTTGTAGCCAGTGGCCCTTAGGCTTAGTTAGCTACAGTGTTAATCTCAACGGCACACTCTGGCTGGAGGATACCATGACCAACCATCATAGTTGAGACCATCAACCAAGCTTGATACTCAGTCATGTAATCCATCTCAGTAACAATGTCCATGAGCTTAACAGTACCAACAGCTTCTTTAGTCATAACCAGGCCAGATACGTTAGAAGCATCTACGTCATACTTACCACCAATAGTGCCAGTGATGTTAGACTGGGGCAGGTTGTTAGTACGGACAACTTCCATACCAGCGATACCTTTAACCAGGCCAGTGTCAAAACCACCATTAGAGTCATTGTATTCACGGCTAACAATACGATCTTCTTGAACTAGCAAGTAGTACTCAAGAGGCTTAAGGTAGGCATAAGCCATAGATTTAACATCTTTCTCATCAAGAGTCTGACGAGCGGCAAACAGAGCCTTGAACAGCTCAGAGCCATCAGTAGAGGCAGCAGCGTTAGTTACTTCTCCACCACCAGGCAGGCTAGTTACAGAGTTAGCAGCACGAGCGGCCAAGATACCAACCTGAGCTACAGTGCTATCCCAATACTGGGCTAGGCTTTCACCCAATTGCTTGGTGTGAGTTTGACGAGTGTCAAAGTGAGAGAAAGCTTCGTCTTGCTTAGCAAGGAATACAGACTCATAAAGCTGACCATCAATAGTAATGTTTTCTTCCGCGTAAGGTACAGTAGCGTTAGTGACTGCATCACCACGTGCCAGGTACTTAGAAGCAGCTGAGAGACGTCCAGACTTAGGGAACTGTGCAGACTTACCAGAGGTAATAGACTTAACAGTATGCTTGTCTGAGAATTGAGTGGTCCGATCAAAGGAAGCGATTACTTCGCCAGATGCGACTTTGAGGAACAGCGCAAGATCATTACCAGCGTTGTTAACGGAACCGAAATTTGAAACAGTAGGAGTAAAAGGCATAATAGTTTCCTTAATGGATGTAAAGTAATTTTCTACTAAACACATTAAAGTCCACTAGTTTCCAGGATTATCCTCTCAAAGGTCTGGCCGCAGCGTTTCCAGGGGAGGGTCAAAGTTACTTATAGTACTTAAGTGTTCATGCCTACAAGTATATAGAGACACCCCCTGGATTGTCAACCCCCTATATCAAAACAAGTTAGATCGGCCAAGCTTCTGTTCAACCATTTGGACATAAGCAGTGTCTACACGCTGACCTTGTCCTGTATACCGTGGGTCATTCATAGCAGCTACCATCTCAGCTACTGACGCAAAGGTTTCACCCGAGGTTGATTCAGGAGTTCCTTTGGCCCTTGAGCCTTCGTATCCTGTAGCTTTCTTGTAGTTACCTACGATAACCTCAAAGAGTCCTTTAGCTGTCTCAACGTCCTTGCTCTGGATTGCTGCGTTGTACGCCTTGGTGATTGCAGACTCTCCTTCTTTTGCAACCCACTGGTTGATCTTATCAAAGTTTTCCTTATCGCCTGCAATCTCATAGAAGTCTTTTGCTGTAGCTTCACTACGCATGCGGAGACCTTCCATGTAAATCTCAGTCATTTCCTTGTTAAACCCTTTAGCTTCGAGCTTCTCATAGGACTCTTTGCTCAGGTCACCTGTAGAGTAGAACTCATCATTAAATGTTTCCATATCCTCAGAGGTAATCTTAGCTCCGTCTTCAGAGTCCTTATCTTCAGAGTCCTTATCTTCAGAGTCCTTATCTTCAGAGTCCTTATC